TCTGATGATCAGCTTATAAAAAAACTTGAAGGAACGGATATACTAAAGAAAAGAAATATTGTTATTGGGCATTCTATTATTTTTGGAGCAATTTCAATATTTATTTCAGTATTTTGGGTACTGAAAATAAACCTTGGCTTTTTTTCGGCTATAATTGGTAAAGAATATTTTTTAGTAATTAGAGAATTTTTCTTTTATATTGAAATTATATCTCTTGTAATTAGCATATTTTATTTTTTGCTTTCGGTTGAGAAAATGATACAGTTGTTAAATTTACTTCATATACCACGGAAAAGATATACGGATAAGCAAGTTGATGAATTAAAGAAAAGAATATTTGAAAAGAGACAATGATACATAGGCACCCTTCGGGGTGCCTTTCTATATGCGGACATTTAGCTCAGCAGGACAGAGCAACCGGCTCATAACCGGTCGGTCCTGGGTTCGAGTCCCAGAATGTCCATCAAATAACGCGGGATGAAGTAATGGAAACTTGCAGATCTCCTAAGTCTGAAATGATGGTTCAAATCCATCTCCCGCTATTTATGAAAGGATAAGGTATGTTAAGAAGTTGCAAATACTGCGGACGGATTCATGATAGTAAATATCAGTGCAGCAGCAAGCCGGTACGCAGGAAGATACGGACAAAGCAGAACAGTTTTCGAAGTACCGAGGCATGGAAGAGAAAGAGCCTGGAGATCAGAGAGCGGGACAGATATCTGTGCCAGATCTGTATACGAAAGCTGTACGGAACCACACAGCAATATAACAATAGGGAAATAGAAGTACATCACATTGTACCGATAGCAGAAGACTGGGACGGAAGGCTGGACAATGACAATCTTATTTCATTATGTGGTAGGCATCATGAGATGGCCGAAGTCGGGAAGATATCGCAGGCGGAACTGAAAGAGATTGCCAGGCAGCAGGAGGATGAAATGTAATCCCCCCCGCCTAAAAAAATCTGAAAATTTTGACTTTTTTACGACCACATATGCCCACAGATTTATAATAAATTCCCACATCAGCATTTTTATTTTTGACGGAAGGAGGGAGCGCAATGCCAACAGCATCAAAATCGGCAGATATTATTCGGATGGAAGGAAAATCACACCGAACCAAGAAAGAGCTCCGGCAGCGCGAACAGGCAGAAAAGGCTCTGCTTACAGGGATTCCGCTGAAAGAGCGACAGGAAGTAAAAGACAATGAGATTGCACATAAAGAATTTCTTCGACTGAAAAAGCTTCTTGAAAAGATCAATAAATTCGATGATATGTATGGAGCTGTGATAAACAGATACTGCATTTTATATGCAGAAACGAAGGAATTTGAGGAAAAAAGAGACCAGTTTTATAAAC